GCCTAACATCCGATTCGCCGTATCCTCTGCCCTATCGCCAATCCTACGCAAGACATCGGAGACACCATCAACCAATTCTATCGTGTCAGTTATTTTTGCCATTTTCTCACCGCCTTTTCGCCGCCTTGTCCATCTCGGCTTTTTCTTTCTTCTTTTGTTTTGTGTACTCGTCGCAAAAAGCGTAGATAACGGCCTGTTCCCATCTCTCCATGGCGAAAAATTCGTGTGGTAAGATGTGAAATTTCACGAACAGAAGATAAAGAATGTTCGTGTCTGGGTCGTTATCCTTGATCAGTTTTTTACCGTTTTAATCTTGTCCGCAAGCTCGGACTTATAGCCTGCGGCCGCATTCACCGCCTCGATAAGGTCAGCGATTTCCCCAGCAGTAAGTAATTCCTTGAGCAGTGCCTCGGCTCCTACCACGCCCCAACTGTCTTGCAGTTCGGCGTCATTGAGGTTCGGGAAAACGACGGCCTGCAGTACCATATCAATCATGGCCTGATTCATGTTCGTTTCTTTTTCGCCCTTGCCAGTCAGCTTGTTAGGCACCGTACGGGTCTGTTTTTCAATGGTGGCCTTGATGTCATCGTAGCTCAGGACTTTAAGCTCCCAAAAAACGGGTTCGCCGTTTTCGTCTTTAATCCGCTTGGACGCCTGATAAAATACCGTCTTATTGACTTCCACCGCATCCCGGTAAAACGCCCTCATGTTTTTAATTTCTTCCATTTTCTTCTCCTATACAAAAAATGAGCCGTGATTTCTCACGGCTCTGTACATCAAGCCTGCATTCCGTCCAAAATCTTGAACTTCTCTGGCTGTCTCACGTTTTCGAACGTGAATTTGATACTATCGCTCAGCCAGTCGCCGTCAACATCGAAAGCCGTAATAGTGGCCTCGTCGATGTTGCAGTTTTCCAGCACCATGGAAGACCTCCCCGCATTGGAAGTTGGGTCTTCCGTCACGACCTGCAAATCAAAGTAGGTATCAATGCCTTCATTTAGAAATTTCAGGATCATATCATCGAAAAGGCTAGTATTTTTATAGATTTCAAGCGTCCCGCTACCCTTTGCGGAATAGCCCTTGTTGCCCTTCATCGTGCGGCCAAGGATGGATACTTCTTTCTTTTCTTTTTCTACCTTTGCTTCCAGCTTTTTTGCTTGAAAAAGAAGGTAACGATTTCCGTCCACCGTGATATATGCGTTTGCCAGTTTTGCGCTGATAACGTCTCCTGCCCGCATGGTCTTTAATGCATCAGTTGCCATTGTCTGTCACCTCCTTACGCCACAACGACCGTCTGATACAGCCGCTTCATGCTGACGACCGTATCAACTCCGAATTCCCAAAGAACGGCGCTCTTCTCGTCACCCTGCACGGGTTTTGCAAGGTCTTCATCCTTGTAATTCTGGATAGCACCGACTTTTTGATACTGCTCCATAACCTTGCAACCATCGGCCCAAAGCATATCCCGCCCGTCATCGCTGTTGCCGACTTTTCCGAGATACGTTTTGTTAAAGAGTCTGGCAAAATCAATGGCCAGGTTGTCCAAAATTCGGATATTTTGGTTCAGAGAAAAGTCTTTGTTTTTCGTCTTTAAGAAGGTTGTGAAGGAATTGATATCCTCCAGAATGCAGACGTCCCCGTTCACGTTCCCACCGACTGGATCAGTCACGACATGGAACGTTAAAAGGCCATCCCGCTTGCCCTGAATCAGTTCGTATTGCTTCAACTTGCACGCAAGGTGGAACTCGCCGTTGTATCGGGCGTTTGTCAAATCTTGATTAATAGGGCAAGACGCTTCGGCCCCCGTCAGCCAATACACGACACTTCCAAGTTCTGCTCCGCTGTCCGTGACTTTGTTCGCCTTATTGACGTTGATAACGCCTTCAAAGTCGGGCTTTTCCGCTGCATACAAGACGACCTGGAACTTCACGCCCTCGTCATCCCGCATCCGCTTTGCGAACGCCAGCATAAGGGATTGAACCTTGGTATCACTGCCGACATATCCGAGCGTATTGAAGTAGTACGGTTCAATGAGCGCTAAGTATTCTTGGTAGTCCGCAACGGTCACGGAATCGCCATTGGTTCCGCCCGTGAGTTTCACGGCTGCAGCACTCTCCAACTCGCCAGATTTTTTGAAGACAATATAATCGTTGTCCTCAAGATCTTCGGCCTTTGCTACGCTCTGCTTGTCGACAGTCTTTAATACGCCGTCCGTGGTTAAATAGGTGTAAACGATTTTATTTCCGTCCACGTCAGGATCATCCATCACGCCAATGCTCAAATCATTTCCCCGTACGCCTGCATATTTTGCATCTCCGAGGTCGCAAGTCGCTTTGGTCCCATTACTATTCAAACGATAAAAATACCCCGTCTTGAGGTTAATAAAGAGGTCACGCATCCCCGCCATTTTGTCGTTCCCAAAATCGTATCCGAAAATAGCCTGGCTGTTCTTCTGGAACTCGCTGGCGTCCACCCTAAAGATTTCGCCACTAGGACCCCAATCAAGCTCCAGCGCCATCGTACCGTATCCACGGTCTGCAATGGACGCTTCCGCACGGACCTTGGACACGAAATTAATATATGTGCCTGGCAATTCCTTATTTTGGAAAAGCCAAGTGCCACCACCTAACGCCATATTGCACCTCCTTATTTATTCACGGCCCGAACCACTTTGTGTCCAAGCTCAGCCTTAATCAATGCTTCAACTTCTCTTTCACTGTATAACTTCCCGTCTTCAAGGACGGCCCAAAGGATATTTTTGTACGGATCCCATTTCGCCGCCGCAATAATCGTTCGGGCATCCATCTTCTTTGCATCCATCTTCTTTGCATCAGTCTTCTTCGTCATGCTCTCACTCCTTTTTAGGCTTGACGCTCAGTCTTTCCATCTTGGTTTCCTCAGCCGTCCGCACTGTCTGCCATGTATACGTCAAGAAAAAGTGCAACACCCCGTCAGTGATGCGATAGTGCATTTCGCTTCCCATGACTTTGGTTCCGTTTGCTTCGATAAACTCAAGTGCGAAAAAAAGCCTGTCCGTCAGGTCAATGATCTCAGCTTGCACGTCGTGGATCTCTCCCCGCTCGTTTAGCAGATACCACAAATCTAAGTCCATGGAATACTGGAACCGCTCTTGCACAAGCCGCTCAATCTCCACATCATCCAAGATTTTAATGCGCCATAGCGGATATTTAAGCATCGGGCCGACGTCGTTAATCAATACAGGGCATTTTTTGACGGTTCTAAGGGCTTCTGCCACCCCGTCTAAAATACTAGCCATCATCCCCATTACTTCGTCACTCCCTCCGCTATTTCCCTCAAGGCTTTTCTAATCGCCGCATTGCTGGCTTTCTTCGTGGCTTTAATCGCCTTTTCACGCATATTCAGGCCGTCCACCCACGTTTTACTGAGCGACTTTCCAAGCAACGGAACGTAACGGCCACGCTGTTGCCTGTGGCCGTCGTTCACATAAGAAGCATAAGAGGCCGTGTTTCCCACGGTTACGGACCAGCTTCTAGGCTTTTTCTGACGGTCCAATACTTGCCACGACCGCCTCATATGCTCAGTATCGCTCCGATAGATGATCCCCGTTTTCGGGTCCTTGCGCTTTAACCTTTGCCCCACAGGCGTGTTCTTTTTCGCCGTACGCAAATAGACATTGGCCATATTATCGACGGCTTGGGCCATCGCTTCACGGGCCTTTTTCTCCCGCATCGACGTTGCATTTTTCGCCAGCTTCAAAAATCCGCTTGTGGTCAACCTCACGTCAGCCATTTTCGCCATCTCCATATCGGTTGCGCTCAGCTAAGGCTATTTCCGCATGGGTTCCGTATGAAGCCGTTCGGCTAGCTGACTTGAATCTAAGGGCCCTTCCAAAATGGGATACGTCCACCTTCGCCCCCGCTGGAATCTCAATCTCTGGGGCGAAAAATAGGCGAACGTCTTCAACCATTTCTGGGACACCGTCCACCGCAACGACCTGTCTACTTTCATACGACAGGCGGCACGGGAAAGGTTCCGACTGCTCTTCCACGGACTTCAAAACGCCATTCTCATCTTCCATCACGGATTCGACGAAAAAGACAGCCATGTCACGGTACAGCGCTTCTAGGGACGCCCTCACCATCTGATTTTGCGATAGCATACTAAATCACGCTCCTTTGTCATGACATCGGCCATTTCGTCCAACAGCTCCTCAGGCGTTTTTCCAATTAGTTCCACTCTGGTGTCGCCCTCTTGCACCGATTTGGCCACAGACAGCGCAGAATCACCTAGGAGCGTTTTTTTGGCGATACGAATATATTTCCCAGCAACCGCCATAATAATCCACTCATACAGCCCGCTAGGAACGTCCGTAACGTTACAAAAATTCTTGACGTGTTCAACCTCAACATCCGCCATGATTTGAAGAATTTCCAGTTTTTCGTCAACTTCTACGCCCGTTAAGGCCGTCACCAGTCTTGCGGCTTCTCCTGCAATGTCCATGGCCTTTCTCCTATTCCTTCTTGCCCCGCTTCTTCGGCTTTTCCTCGGCGGGTTCTTGTTCGTTCGGTTCTGCTCTAGGTTCTTCAACCGCTTTCGGTTCTTCCGCCTTCTTCTCATTCACGGGTTCAAACCCCGCAAACACCAAATCGGCCATTCTTTCGGCCGTGTCGGCGAACTGCACTTCGTTTAATCTAACAAGTTTCACCCGTTCCATGCTTAACCTCCGATGTTGACAAACACTCTGCTCATCTGGTTGTGAGGGATCCACAGGTCATGGAATTTGCGATAGTCGATCTTCCATGCGTCGGCATTTTGGTTAACGTTGGGGTCAAAAATCCTAATCTTGTCGGTCTTGGATACTGCAATAGGTACGTTTCGGGGGATAATGATCCAGTTAATATCCTTCGCCGCAGTATCAGCCTTGAACCCGCCCTTTTCCTGTCCACTAGTAACGCCATCGTTGAAGATGTAAGCCGTCTTCATTCGTGCGGACGGAACGCCAAGAATAGGCACATCGTTGATAGTGCTAACCTTGGTTTTCAGCTTGCCAGTATCAAACTCGTCGGCTCTGATATAGCGGTCAATGCCTTTGGCGTTGTTTAGGATTCGACGGGACTTCGTGGACATGATGATTACCAGCGGAGCGTTTTCTCCTGCCACGTCCTGAATGTTGGTGATTTCTTCATCCAGCTTCTCAAGGATGGTATCGGAATCAAGGGTGTAACCCTCCAGCACTCTCCCGTCAGCTTTCGCCAGTGCCGCAATACGGGAATAACGATAGGAATCAATCTCAGGAATAACCCATTCTTTCTGGAACGTCCCCATGACGTTGCCAGCGTTCGCAATAAAGTTGGATTCGTTAATGTCCATGGAATCAAGCTGGAACGTTCTGCCACGGTCCTGCGTCATCGTATAGTCACGATATTTCAGCGTGACGGAACCCTGATTAAAACCTTTGTCACGGTCATATTTAGCAAGGCCAGTCGTGCTGATTTCAGGCATTCTAACGGTGTCGCCGCCGTTATATTTAACGTTTTGTGCGTTGCCCTCCATCCATCCAGATGTCGCACCAATTGCGACTTGCTCGTCTAATTTGCTCTGGAAAATCTTTGCCGTTTCAAGCGTGTTAATGCTCATTCTTCATCTTCCTTTCTTCACAGCCCCAAGGCATCGCCAATGGCTTTGGCCATATCATTGCCCTCGGGTTCTTTTCCGCCTGGATCTCCAGGCTTTAGTCCGTCAATCTTCGCCGTGTCGAACAAATACGCATCAGACTCTTTCAGTCCCTTGAGCTGTTCCTCCAAGCCTGCAACGGTCCCGTCCTCATTGAGTTTCAGCCCAGTTCCGTCAAGCAACGCCCGAACCGCTTTGGGGTTCTTCGCCTTTGCTGTTGTCAGCGCCATATCAACGGCGGTATCCAGCTTCAACTTGTCAAGGTCGGCCTTGTACTGGGCTTCCCTTTCCTTTGCGGCTTTCTTGATTTCGTCCAATTGCGCCGCCAAGGCTTCATTGTCCTTGTTTGCCTTGCGCAGCTTGTCAAGTTCCCCGCCCATGGCTTCCTTCTCGGCCTTTGCGGCCTTGAGTTCTTCCAGTTTGGCGTTAAATTGGGACTTCGCCACAAAGTTCTTGCCAAGATCACCCACGATTTTTTCGGCTTGCTCATCAGTCAGCCCAAGAGCCTTCAATTCGTCTTTCGTCATTGTCCATTCTCCTCTCGCTTCGCTTGTTTTTCGACGGCTACACCCGTCGCCGCAGTCCTGTTCTTTTTCGCCTGCAGTGCCGAAAAGGCATATAAAAAAGCAGTCCTTGCGGACTGCCCTTTAATCGTCATTTTCATCTGTTTCAATAATTCTATAAAATTCTTCATAGCTCTTGCGGGCCGTCTCTGGCGCCCTTTCAGTGAGCTTATAGCGATGTTCTTTCTCATCATAAAAATACCATTCGTCCTTGTCCATGAAATGCGGAATATCATTGATTTCCATCCTTAATCAGTCCTTTCTGCTTCAGCCATTCGTTCATGGCCTTCCCTAGCTCGTTCGGCTCTCCGAGTTGACTGTTGGCGAAAACCTCAGCAAAAAACTCTGCGTCGTTCGTCCTTCCATAGCGGGATAGGTTTTTCAGCAACTCAAATTCCTCACTGTTCTTTTTGGCTATGGCTACGATTTCATCAACGATTTTC